GCCATGCGCGGAATGCTGGCGAACTGCTGCGCATCAATGCTGACACCGCACAGCGCAGTATTTGGATAGCGCAGCTTTTCATCCCATATGAGCGTAAACGAATCGAAAAACGTTCGGTTCTGGATCGTAGAGCTGGTCGAATCGCTCCCCATTCGGGTTGCCCGGATATAACGCGGCAGGCCGCCAGATACCGGCAAACGCAGATAGTACGAAAACTGCGTGCGGCTCATGGTTTTGCCATTGATCAAAATGTCTTCGCACAGCTGATACCAGGCGCCGCTGCCAAGCTTGGCCTCCAGGCGAAAAATCGCCGAAGAGCCGCCTGTGTCGCCGTTTTGCGTATTCTGCGAGTACAGCTGCGGAACGCCGATAGTCACGCGGACTGCATCTGCATCGGTGTCGGTGATGGCGCGCTCAATGGGAATCCATCCTCTAAGCTCGACGCCAACGGACTGCTCGGCCTCAAGTCCGGTGATCGGCATATAGCTCTGCCACTGAGTGCCGGTGCGCGTATCGATGCTGACGCTGGTAAAGTTGTAGCTGCCGTCGGGGTTCTGCAGCGGCACATCGTCGAAGAAGATCCCCTGATGGCCGCCGACGACGCCTTCTATCTCCCCTTCGCAGATTGCATGCAGCACCCGCACATGCTGACGCGAACGCAGGCTATCCGGAGCCTCTACGGCGGCGCGTGCTGAACCGCTACCACTTCCGCCGCCCTTACCACCACCGCCTTTGCGGCCAACAATGACTTCGCTCATGCGGGGATCGCCTCTGCCCAGGTGCCAATTGCGACAACGCTGGAGCCGACCAGCATCTTCCCGTAGATAACCGGCACCGGAAGGCCTTGCTGCGTCGAGTTGAAAGCGCCGTTGAACAGGTAGCTTGGCTTGTTCTCAGTACTGGCTTGTTCTTGCTGGCTGGCGGCCTTGGGCACTGGGGTGAGCATCTGGATGATGCCACCTGCCATCATGCCTATACCCGAAGAGACCAGAGCAGCTCCAAGCGGTGAGCCTGTACTGCCAGACATAACGGTGAGGACCACACCTACAACAACAAGAACGGCGCCCAATACTGTTTGGAACAAGCCACCGTTCTTACTGCCAGAGACGATCGGGACAATGCGGATCTCGGTTGTACCGCTCATGGTGAATCTGTCTTCGCCAACGTTCTCCCGATTACGGAATATCGCGTACCGCATGCCGCGCCGAGCTTGATCACGGATAAATTCCTCGAATCCATCCACGGTATGCTTCAGGGCGCTGAAGGCTTCTTGAGTCGTGCCGGTTTCGAGCAGGTAATCCTTCGTCCTCCAGAACTTTTGGGCCAGGCTTCCAGAAAGCTTGATTGTGGCCATGGCCTGACGGCGGACTACATCGCTCATATTTTTCTCCGGGCAATAAAAAACCGCCAGAAGGCGGTTGGTTTAATTGGAGGTCATTTGCCTCCGTAGTCGATGTATGGGGCCAAATAGAACCCCTGCATGTCTCCGTTTAACCGGAACAACTTTTCTTGCCTTGGTCCAATATCTGTGGCGAAAGTCTTGATGGCAGCACTTGAACAAATTGCAGAGGATATCGGTCCAGACCCAATATTTATGCTCCCCGGTTTTACATAAAGGCTCACTTTCTGTGCTGCGCCGATTTTCGCGGCGCGCTTACCGTCGATGTAAAGGATGAAGTCACAGCCAGACCCGGTGAATCCTCCATCTCGGATCACGGTTATTTTCCCGGCGTCTTCAGTCACTCTGTCCTGGAAACCATAAATGAAATCAGGAGAGACCTGCTCCGCAGTGTTCGGTGGCGTTGGTGTAGTTGCGCATCCCGCCAACGCTATCAATGCCATGGCTGTAATAGTTTTCCGCATTGTTGAGCCTCCATGTGTTTCGGCGACTCTACCAGCGAAGATGCGCACAAATACAGGGCCTACCCGTTATAGGTGAGGAAGTGCGTTGTGCGCTCTCGGTACGCGGCGCCGTACACCTCGCGACAGCTGAGACGCCCATATAGATGGTGCAGAAGCACGTCGCCATCCAGCCAGACCGCGCCGTGGCATGGTGTTGGGCTGCCGATCGCCATCAAGATGACGTCGCCATTACTTGGCGTGTCGACCTCAACGAACCCGGCCTTGGTGAAGTTCTCGACGTACAGGTTCTCGCCGCTGTGCCACCAGTCATCCTTGCGGTGGAAATCCATCAGCGTGATACCTCGCTCTTGGCGGTAGTAGTCGCGGATAAGGGTGTAACAGTCGATTGCTCCGTGGACAAAGACCCTGCCCTCCAGCGGCATTTCACCAGCGGCCGGCATCTCATGCCAAGTTGAGACGCCATCCTTCAACCCGACAATCCACCACGCTATGCGGCTGACCGCGTGGCTGGCAATATCGTGCAGGCTGGGCTCTGGGCCAGCGTCCGGGTGCGAATGCACGACGACAATGATGTCGCCCAGGTCTTCGGCGGCGACGTAGTCCTCTGGATGCAGGATAAAGTGATCCGGCTCTTCGGACTGGTTGCGGCACGGTACGTAGGAAGGCTTGCCGCGCACGCTGATGACCAGACCGACCGACTCGCGAGGATACTCCGCACGCGCATGCGCCTCGGCGTCAGTCCGGCACTTATTGAATACTTCACTCATGGTCACAACCTCGGTACGCGGGCAATGCCAGGGAAACCGCCGAAAGGAAGCTCGCCATTGGCGCCAAAACGCAGCTTGCAGCCGGTCATGGTGCGACTGCACTGATCTAATGCGGGATTGCTGGTCGGGCGGTTGGCATAGTCCGCCACCGGCCCGCCGGCGTAACCGCATTCGCCCGAGCGATAAGCCCAGAGGCAGGTGCCTGCCACCACCTGACGACGTGGGAGCTTGACGCCCTGCAGGTCGAGCGGTGAGCCAAGCTCGAACTCGATCGCGGCCGGCGTCTCGTTGACCTTGCGCGTGATGATCCAGGTTTCGACCGGATACTCTTCGGCCGGGTTTGCCGTAGGGTTGCCGACGGAGAAGTTAACCGCATCAAGGTACTTGACCAGCGTACGGCGGCGTTTCAGCTTGACCGCGAGCAGGTCTTCATACGCCCGGCACAACGCTGAAATGTTCCCGCCGAAATTGCCGACCTGAAGCTTTGGTCTGGCCGGTGATCCCTGGCTGGGCGTGGCGAACTCGGCAGCATTGATTGGCCAAGGGGTGTACGTGTTGCCCTGCCATACGACGGAGCCCAACAGTTCGTTGGTTCCGGCGTGAAAGCGGATTGTCTGGCCAGGCAGCATCAAGTCGAACCCCTCCCAGATCACCAGTCCGGTAGCCAGCGAAAGCTGCCCCTTTAATTCGCTCATTCGAACACCTCATCAAACATTGTGGTCAGTCCATGAACTGCAAAAGAAATGTCGGTTCGCACCCACTCGCGACACACAAAAACCCCGGCTGGCTGGCCGGGGTGGGTGTACCTGAAAGCCTCGACAGCGCCTCTGGCGGAGAGGAAGGCTTCGATGGCCTCAATTTCTGCGACCTCCCGTGTGAACTTCAGTGAGAACTTGCGCGGTTTACGGTTAATGCCGAACGCCTGTCGTTGCTCGTAACCGTCGCCGAGCTTGATGACCTTGACGGGCGGGGTAACTGTTTTGGTGGCGTCATAGCTGGCCAGCCAAGTGAACTCCAGCATGATTACTCCTTAGGCAAGTTGGCCGCCGTTACGGCGAGCGGTCGCAATTTCCTGCCTAACCACCACTTTGATGGCTTCGGCCAAACGCGCCGGATCTGGCATGGCGGGCCCTTCGGTGGCATCAACGTTGACCTCGATGATGACCTGGCCTGGTTTGCCAGTACGTGTTGCAGATTCACTCTGCGCGACACCGGAATCGCTCGTTGGCCCTGAGCCAGAAGCCAGGCCGACATAGCCGCCATCGGCATAACCGCGCTTGTTCAAGCTCACCAGGTAATCTTTCATGCCCGGGCGATCCACAACCTCCTTACGGATCACCACCTCGCCACCATGGACAACGCCGGCAGGTTCATACTTCCCACCGTTGCCGGTGTAGCCGCCATCATCAAACCCGTACTGGGCGCTGTAACCCGCAGTAGTCGATCCAGCAGAAGTCGGAGTCCCACCGAAGTAAGCACCAGCAGCTGAAACAGCTGCTCCAAACAAGCCGCTCAGCGCTGACGAAGATGCCTGCCGAACAGCAATACGAGCCATGTCGGCCAGCACCGATTTGGCAAAGTCCGCGAACGACAGCTTCCCGGTCATGGCGAAATTGACGATCGCGTCTTCCATCGAACTGAACGCGTTGGCGAAAAGGCTTTTGCTCTGCGCGGCGACGTTGCGGGCACTATCCATGTAATCCTGATACGCCGAACTTGCGCCCAGCGACCAGTCAGCCTGGGCGGCATCCAGGTCTTTGTAGTAGTTGGTCTGCATGGAGAGGCGCTGATCAAGTGCCGACTGTAGGGAGGATGTTTCCTTGGAGTACAGGTCGTCGCTGATCTGGCCTTTGTTGTGCTGCGATTCCAGACGATCCAACTGCGACTGGTAAGACTGCTGAATACTCAGCTGCTCTTGCAGGCGCTGCTTTTGCTGATCACCAAGACCCTGGCCGGCCAAGCTGTTGTTCAGCCCGGTCTGGGCGCTGGACAACTGACTGCTGAGATTTTCCTGGAAGGCGAGCAGCTTCTTCGCTTCTTCCGCTGATTTCTTCCGAAGCTCAACTTCGGTTTCGAGTGAGGCGTTTCGTTTGAGTTGCGCGGTTATCAGCGCCTCATTGGACAACAACGACTTCTGGTCAGCCGTCAAAACCTGTTTGGTCTTGATATCGGCGATCTGTTGTTCCCATTTCGCCAGTGCCTGCTGGGATTGATTCAGCTTTTGAGAGCTTTCATCTTGAGCCTGCAAAGCGGCGTTTTGCTCGCGAAGACTGTCGAGCATGCGCATCCCTGCGTCTTCGGTGTAAGCCTTTGCCTTGGGGGTCTTTGGCGCTTTGGGGTCTGCGAATTGCTTCGCCGCCGCATCGCGCAACTGCTTGACCTGGTCCTCGGAGTAAAACTTGCCTTTCTGCCGAGCCAGCTCAACCTGCTTCTCGATCTCCGCATATCGCAGTCGCAGTTTTTCAGCGTTCGGCGCGGCGTCCTTGAGCGACTGATTGAGCGCGTCCTGGGCAGCGATGGACTGCTTCTCAAGCGTGAGAATTTGCGCCTTGGCTTTCGCTCGGCGCTCGTCCTCGGTTTTCTGCACCAAAATGTTGGTGGTGTCTTTTTGGTTTTGCTCGAAGCGAAAAGGGTCCTCAACGGCTGCGTTCCGACCATCACGAGTCATGTCCTGCATCTGCTCGCGCAGCGTCTTTAACTTTTCGTCGAGCGTTGACTCACGACCCACATCAAGAATCGAATCCCAGGCACCTTTGGCGGCTGACTTCACTAGGTGCCAAGCAGATTCGACCAACCCAAGATTGTCGATGATCTTGTCGGCCCGGGCTTTCAACGCATCAGCGTAGGTCGACTCCGCAAGGTTCGCGGCAGCCTGGCGGTCGCCCTGCTGTTCCAGCGCGGCAATTTGCGCGTAAGTACTGGCGGTGAGGTAACCGAGTTGGTCGTTCAGCTCTTTCGAGGCCTTGGCCGGATCCTTGGCCAGCTTTTCGAAGTCGGCAACAGTGTCCGTCGCTGCCCTGCCGGTGGCTTCCTGCATCTTCAGCGCCGCGATTGCAATGCTGTCGAAACTTTCCACCGGAATTTTGCCCGAGGCGGCCAGTCGCGACAGAACTTCAGCGGCAGCACTTACCGTGCCGGTGGTGACACTCACGGTCCTCGCGAGACTACCCAGCGAATCGACTGTTGCCCCTGAAGCACCGGCAGTCAGCGTCAGCGAGGTGCGAAAAGCGGTCGCCTCATCAGAGCCCTGCTTATATGCCAGAGCCAGTACCGCACCCGCCGCAGCGGCGATAGTGAACGGATTCACCAGCCCGGCGACGTACCCACCCAAAGCCTTGGCTGCTGGACCAATGCCGCCGAACATGTCCTTGAGCTGGCCGCCTTGCTGCAGGAACACGGTCAGCGGGTTTTGACCCGCTTGCAACGAAACGGCGATGTCCGTGAACTGCGCCGGAACGTTACGCAAGTTCGCAGCAAAAGCTTTCGCCGACTGACCACCCTTCTGCATGACCGCGTCGGTTTGGGTCAGGGCATTGCGCTGCTCCGCCAGCTTGGCGAGGTAGTCCTTAAAATCAGGCTCGTCCAGGCGCCCTGCTGCACGATGGGCACGCAACTGGTCTTCCATTTTGTCCAGGCGACCATAGGCGGCGACGACCGGGTCAATCTGGCCGACCAGCTTATCCAGCTGACCAGCCTGATAGGCGGCCTCCTTAGTCGCCGACTTGAGCGCCCGCTGCGCCCGATCCATACCCTTTTCGAAGCCGCCAGTGTTCGCCACCAGGTCGACCGTCAGCTGGCCAAGTGAATCAACAGCCATAAATCACCTCTTAACCGACTGCAGCAGCCGCATGATGTCGTCCGCCGTTGCTTCGGCCGGTTCAGGCCTTGGCTCTCGATCGGGTAGGAAGTCGGAAAACTCAGCCTGCCCACCGTTAACCCGATTGAGCACAGTGGCGAGCAAGGCAAAACCCTGCTCGAGGCGCTTGCCGAGATTCAGTGAGCCGTTTTGCCTGACGTACGCCATCCACGAAATAGCCTCGGGATAGGTGAGGCTGGCCTTCGCTTCAGCAATTGATCGCCCGCCAATGCCGTTGAGCACCAGCTCATGCCAGAACTCATCGGCGGGCTCTATTTTTTTTCCGCGTCTTCCTTGCTGACGCCGTTCGCCTGCTGAATGGCGGCAAGCAGAACGATGGTCAGCTCAGCAGTGAGTGGACCATGACCGGATGCTTCGGAGCCGAGAATGTCCTCAAGCGTGAAGACAGGCTCGCCAGCTTGATTGCAGACACTGGCGGCAATGCGAATCGCCGTCGTATCTGCGCCTTCGCGCTGTTCTTCCCAGCGCTTTGTCAGCGTATGGAAAGAGTCCTGACGGACGTAGATCGTCGCCTCCTGCAGCTTGCCGTCGGCATGCCAGGCGATATCTTTCTTAACCGGCGCCGCGACAAAGGCGCCGGCAGCTTTCAGTGCGTTGATACTGAGGTCCATGAGGCTTCCTTACGGGGTGATTACTTTCGGTACCAGGACGGGATCGCCAGACACTTGAATGCCGACGGTCGACTTCACTACGTCGTTCAGGGCGAAGCTGAACGGGAAGCTGTTCATGTAACCCTCGAAGGTAATCCAGGTGCGGGTGGTCGGCAGGTTGAAATCAACCTCGTCGTTCACCACTGCCGTTGCTGTAGCACCGGTACCCGCTCCACCGGTGAGCGCAACAGTCGGAGCGCTGGTGTAGCCGGAGCCCGGGTTGGTGATGGTGAAGCCTGTCACGGCGCCACTTGATACGGTGGCAGTTGCCGTAGCACCAGTCCCACCGCCGCCAGTGATGGCCACCGTCGGGGCAGTGGTGTAACCAGTACCGGCATTGGTGAGCGTTAACGCAGAGAGCCCCGCGATTGCGGCCACGGTCGGAGGAATGCCTTCGTCATTGATTCGACCATCCGAAAAACCCACAGCCCAGACCAAGCTGGTGCCAGCGGTCTTCAGTTGGTGAAGGCGGATGTGCGCCGCATTCTGAGGATCGATGTTGATACCGAACGAAGCCGAACCCGGCTCACCCAGGCCAGCCTCGTAGGTGCGGGACTTTTTGTTCAAACAGGTGGTTTCGATCTGCGCGATAGTGGTGTCGATGCCATCCAGCGAAGTGAAACAGCCGACCTCGAGGATGGTGTTGGTCGCCGGGTCGATCGCATACAGATCGGTGCCTTGGGTCTTAATGGTCAATTGATACTCCCCGATTTTCTTGGAAAATCACTGTTGGGCGGGCATAAAAAAACCCGCCGAAGCGGGTCGTTCTTTCTGGTTTCCGGCTACAGACTCACCAGCCAGGCAACATCGAAACTCTTGCGATAGTTTTTCGTGGCGGGATCTCTGCCGTCCAAGTTAAATCCGGTGACATGGGCCTGAAGCTCAATCGCGCGGCGGATGGCGTCGGTGACCTGCTCAGCCGCGGCGCCGGTAACGGCGTACACATCGACCTGCAATCCATATCGGTCGGTGTCAGGCCGTCCGCTGACATAGTTGATCGGCGAGCCGCTGATGACCTGCCAGACCGCATACGGCTTGACCACGTCTTGAGGCGCCTCACCAAACGGGTAGATTCGCGTTGGTGCAGTTCCGAGCAAAGCGGTAACCGCCGGCGCCGCGGCGCAGACCTGAAAAATTGGTGCTGCCATCAGTTCGCCCCCAACTTGATCAACTGGTATTTGGCCGAACTGAGGAATTCCTTGAAAACCGCCTCACGCTGGGCCGCCAGCGCACCGCGCATAAACGGGAAAGCCGCCGAATGCTCGGTGCCAAGCTCGACATACCACCAATAGAAGGTGTTGCCGCCGCGCTGGCCTGACCTCGACTTTTTGACACCGACCGAGACGATAGCCGCCCCCAGTTCTTCGCCGAGTTTCTTCTGCTCGACCATCGCGATATTGCCGGATATCTGGTTTCTGGTTTCCGGGTCGTCGATGCGCTCGGCGCGGTCCTTCGCGTCGATCATGACCAACTCCATCGCATCCTTTGCCGCCGGCACCGCAACCTTTGTGCGCATGCCCTGGGACAACTCACGGAACTTGGCCGACAACTCATCGGCACCGGTCAACTTGTAGCTCACCCAGTCAGCCATCGTTCACCCCCGTAGATACCGGAATCACCAATGACTCAAGCCCCGAATCGTTATCGGGCAGTGGCTTGGTAAAATTCCAGACTTCGCCACGGTAAAGGCCTCGCATGGTCGCCAGAACGCCTGGGCGGTACCGGATCGTGATGCGAGCCGTTACCTCTGATTGGATTGCCTGAGCGGCCAGCAATTCGCGACCGTTCAGGTACTCAAATTTCGCAGGTACTTTGGTCCAGACATCAACCCAGCCTGGGATCATCTCGCCGGATTCAGGGTCTTGAACCTCGCTCAGCGCCTGAATGGTGACCCGGTGCCGCAAGCCGCCGGCCCTCATCACACACCCATCTTGATGCGATAAGGCATCAGCAAAGAGGTAGAGCCTTTCGGTAGCTCTGAAGAAATGGTGCCAATCACAACATCCTCTCGGTTTGCGTATAGATTTCCGAGGAT